TGTATCAAAATATGGAGGTAAATTTTTAGATGAAAAAAATGATGATGAAATTAAAAGAAGTCAAGGCAAAAGCTTTCACACTGGTAGAAATGAGGGATAGTAAAACTCTCTCTATATCCTCCACTTGATGACAATGCTATCAGCTGTGACCTGGACTTTCTTTACTAAGGCTCTGACTATGGCTTTTTGGGACTCATAGTCCATTTTGGAGATGTCTCCCTTGCTCAATTCACGCTTGATTGTATTCTTAGTTTCCTCTTGCTTGAGAGCTGGGTCATTCTCTAACTCTTTTTCTAACAAGGCTCTCATGCTTTGAAATTCGCTTGACTTACTCTGTAGTTCTTCCAGGGTAATTCTGTCATCTATGTAGAGGTCATTGAGCCTGCTCAGTTTCTTAGATAATTCTCTAATCTGTTTCTGATAGCTTTCACGATCTATGGACTCTTTGCGATTTTCTGAGAAGATTGTCTCTAAGTATTCAGAGTCATGTTGCAGTTTATTGACCTCTTGCAAGACATAGGCCTCAAGTTCATCCTTGTAGTAAAAACCTGAGTCACATTTCTTATTGTCATTATAAGTAGTGACCCCTCTCAACTTTCTAGGGTGTCTCTGATGGCATTCATATTTTTTAAATCTGCTCCCATCTTTTCTCTTTACACCTAATATAATTTTTAAAGGAGCACCACAATATCCACATTGAGCGATACCTGATAACATGTACTTTGCCTGGAATGGCCGAGGATTTAAGTTTTCAAGTGCCGTCCTTTGTCTGATTTTGAGTTCTTCCTGAGTCTTGTCAAAATCCTCTTTGGATATGATAGGTTCATGATTGCCTTTGTATATTTCTCCCATGAATTGGTTATATCCACAGTAGACAGGATTGTCTAGGATTTTTCTGACCGCTCTGTAGTTCCATGGTATAGGTTTAGGGTACTTCTCATTAAGGTCATCCCTGAGCTTAGTGATAGAGCGCCCTGAGAGGTAGCTCTCAAAGATGAATTTGATAGCTAGTGACTGGACTGGGTTGATGGTCATTGTGCCTGTTTCTTTGTGATAGTCATAGCCGTATGAAGTCTTAGTCCACATCATGGATTTTCCAGCCTTTGCACGTCCTAGCTTGCCAAGCTGCATTCGTTCCTTGATTTGCTCCCTCTCTAGCTGAGCAAACACGGCCAACAGTCCAATCATGGCTTTACCGAATGGAGTAGAGGTGTCAAAGTTTTCTTGAAGGCTTAAAAACTCGATGCCGTTTTTTATAAAGACTTCCTCGATTAAATAGAGCGTATCTTTCTGGCTTCGACTTAATCGGTCTAATTTATAAACCAGGACTGTATCAAATTTCTTTTTTTGAGCATCTTTTATAAGTTGTTCAATCGCTGGACGGTTGGTATTGGAACCTGAGAATCCACCATCAGTGTAGACCTTGTAGACACTCCAGTCTTTAATTTTACAATAAGACTCCAGCTTGTCTATCTGCTCATCTATAGAGTAGCCTTCGTCAGCTTGGGAAGTGGTAGACACCCTGACATATATTGCTACCTTATTCGTTGTTTTCATTGATTTTGTACCCCCTTTTTGATAAAATAGGGTATAGAAAAGAGGGCTTTTTAATGCCTATCTTTCTATACATCATTCCTCACGCTCAGAGTCGCCAAACTTTGTGAGCGTGAGGCTTTTTTTATTTCTTGGATTTAAAGACACATCCACAGTTGCGACAGTGCCAGTTGTGTTTCCCTTTTTTACCCACAAATCCAAGTAGAACGAGTGGCCAAGCGATAAGCCAACCGATACATCCTATAAAACCGTTGAAAGTTTTACGCTCCTGCATCATATACTCAATTTCTTCACTTCCACATTTGGGACAACGTTTTACATATTTAGCCATTATTTTATATTCCTTTCTTAATTGCGCTAATTTTTTTAAACCTTATAAATATCTACGACTTCTCCAATGGTGCGGATATCGTCATTTTCTGACAAGTGGATTTCCTCGTATCCACTATTTAAACTTTGCAAGTACCAGGATCCGTCATAATCTCTTTTCAGTTTCTTAACGAAGTTCTTGCCATTTATTTGAAAGATACCAATTGAGTTGATATCCACTTGACTGGTAACCTTGATAAACAATAGGTCGTTATCTTCGATGAGTGGTTCCATGCTATCGCCTGCCACCTTAGCGATGGTATCATAGCTATCAGGTACATCATCAGCTCGGAGTCTGACTTCCATGTGCAGGTTATCTTCCTGGAATGTTCCATGACCTGCAGCAACCAATCCCTCGACGTAGTCTATAATGTAGTCATCGTCTTTGTACTTCTCTAGAACTGTTGATGTCTTCATGCTGACTTGCTCGTTTAGTAGAGTAGTAGCATAGTCGACTACATTTTCTTGACGTTCTTCATCTAGTTGGTTGAAGATGGTTAGAATTTCAGGTTCAATGTTATTTACTTTTTGAATACCTAGCAAATATTCAGGTGTCATTCCTAAAGCCTTAGCGAAGTCGTCTGTCTTATTAAGGGGGAACTCCCTTGTCCGATTGAAATATCTAGACATTGTAGATTTAGCAATTCCTACCTGTCTAGCTAATTCGCTCATCGACATTCCTTTTTCATCTATTCGATCCTGAATAAGATTAATTATTTCATTGTTGCTCCTCATTTTTTTCGCCCCCTTTTTCTATAGTTACATTATATCATCGTTCCCAAAAATAAACAACAGAAACGCTATAAAATATTTTTTTAATATTTTTTTGAAAAAGGGGTTGACACTTTGGAACGAAAGTAGTAAAATGAATTTGTTCCAATACGGGAACGACGAAAATAAAAAAGGAGGTACGCTATGGAAATCAATTTAAAACGATTGAAAGCTGAGAGAATTGCCAGTGGCATGACTCAGGATGAAGTAGCAGAAAAGATGGGATGGAATACACGCACCCCATATGCCAAACGTGAGAACGGGATTGTTTCTATTGGTGCAGACGAGTTAGCAAAACTAACCTTGATTTTTGGTCTGCCAATGGAAAAAATCACAATTTTTTTTGAAGATAACGTTCCCGAAGTGGAACGCTCTGTTTAAAAGAGGAGGTTAGAATGGTTGAAAATAAGCGAAGTCAAAAACAATGCTTTTTATCAATTCCCACAGTGGTTGCTGGATAAAAAATACAAATTCTTGAGTTTGAGGGCCAAAGTCATGTATATGCTGGTCTTTGACAGACGTACATTGTCTATTCAAAATAAATGGCACGATAGAAACGGAGAGGTATTTGTTTACTTCACTATTGAAGAGTTCATGGATAAACTATCCTGCAGCCGTCAATCAGTAATAAACGCAAAGAAAGAACTGAGTAACTACGGCTTAATCAGAGAGGACCAACAAGGAGTAAATAGGCCTAATCGTATATATATCAACGGAAGTCTAGAAAATAGACTTCAAGAAGTCCAAAAATTAGACTCAGGAAGTCTAGAAAATAGACTTCAAGAAGTCCAAAAATTAGACTCAATCAAGACTAATAATATCAAGACTAATATATCAAGACTTAATGAACCAGAAGGTGCTGGTGATAATACTTTATATAGTATAGAGGACGCATCACCACAAAATGATTTAGGAATTGTTCACGATTGGATTTTCTCAGAGTTTGGTCGATATCCTACACCATTTGAAATTGAGGACTTGAAGTCATTCTTGCAAGACCATAGCAAAGAGGTTATCAAGTTAGCAATCAAGGAATGCGTAGGGAATGGGAAGCCATACTTTAAGTATCTTGATAGCATCTTGAGAGACTGGAAGCAGAAAGGTCTTACAACGGTTGAGTTAGTCGAGAATAGGCAGAAGCCTAAGCGCTCAAATAGAGGGACAAGACGTCTAACACTAGACGATGACGGCTACAACCCACGGTATGGATTTTAGGAGGTGTAAATGAGGTTAGTATCAAGCAAAGAATTGCAGGCACGAGCCTTGCAAATAGAAACACTTTCTAAACAATGCGACAAGCACCCAGGAGTGTATCTCTGGCGCTCGACAAATCCTTGTACAGACGTCACACAGACCTACTGTCCAGAGTGTACCCAGGAAGAAATCGACCGTCAAGCTGGAGAGTTGCTTGCTGAAGCTGAAGCGCAAATCCGAGACACACGGTCTTACGCATTGTTTTTGAAAGAGAGTATTATTCCAAAGGACTTGGAAAAAGCTACAATCGGGAATTTTGAAATCCACACAGAACAAGACGCTGCTGCAGTCAATTTTGCTAAACGCATCACGGCTGACTATGTGAAAGAACGATACAGAGGGAATACGATTATCAGTGGACCTCCTGGCGTAGGGAAGAGCCACCTTGCTATTGGAATAGCTAAAGCATTAAATGATAGCTTTCAAAAATTTCAAATAAGAAAGTCAGTGCTATATATTCCAACGGTTGAATTATTCGACAGGATCCAAGAGGCTTTTACCTATAAAGACTCGAAGTGGGAACAACGAAAGACAGTTAAATTTCTACAAAACGTCGACTTCCTGATTTTGGACGATTTAGGGAAAGAGTCAAGCGTCGGTCAGGAAATTAAACAAGGCAGTAGCTGGATGCAAAAAATCCTGTATCAAATTCTTGAAAACAGGAGTAATACAATCATCACTACGAATTACGGAAGCAAACACTTAGAGGGGCTTTATGAAAAGAGCCTTGTCGACAGAATTATGAAAGGAGACATGAAGAGTAATGCCTTTAAATTTAACGCAGACACAAACTCAAGAAGGACGATTGTCTAGTGAAGTTGTCGAAGTAAGAAAGCAAATGATTGCAGATTTTGAAAGTAAATATTTCAAATTGTCAACGTTACTTAAAGATAGGCTACTGGTCACAACTGATGAGAAATTCACTCGCAAACTGGATGAAATGACTTATTACGCCACGAACGGTAGCGTGTATACATTCGCAAAATAAAAAAAGTCCCCTGACGGCAATCGGGGACACAACAAAATATTTCTAAAAGGATTATAACATGAAAAATAAAAAAGAGCAATGGAAACCACAAATCGTGAATATCATGGCTGACGGTTCCGTAATTGATGACTTGACAGGGTATGCAATCCCAGCTGGTCATCCGTATTATAACATTATTAAGCCATTTTATGAGGGAGTGTAACCATGAAACTATTTACTAAATTTAAACTTAAACATGAACGCTTTTTTAAGGTAATCAACCTTGACTGGAGAGAGGTCGCAGTCGAGCTTATGAATGACCTGAACGAAGAGCGCAAGCGTCGCTTTATAACAGAACAAGAAAACTACGATCTAAAACAACGATTAGCAATCTACAAAGAAAAAGAACAACTTAATCAAAAGGGAGAACAATAACATGATCAACGTACTAAAAGCAATCAAAACAATCAAGAAGATTGAGCAACTTCAGAAAGAATTACACACTTTCAGTCTTGCGTTTCTAGCTCTACAAGACATCGGATTGATGCCAGAAACCGAAAAAGGCAAGGCGAAGGCTCAAACTATGCACGATGTAAGCTACATGATCAAGGACATCCTGGACGGCAAGTCAGTAGATGAAGCCACAAAACGATTAGAAATCATAGTTAAAGCTAAAGATGACGAAGAAGTGGAGCAAGAAGAAGATGACGATACCAGAGATTGAGAACAAGCTCTATCCGTGCGTATCAGTCAACGAACGCAAGCGCCTCAACTGGTACAGAAAGAATGACATTAAGAAGTACCTGAAGGAAATTGCTAAGCTCTGGAGAAAGTATGAGGACCGACTAGATGGACGGATTATTTAACTACGACAGAGACATGATGGAACCACCTGAAGAGCGAGAAGAACTCGACCCAGAGTTGTATGTATATATTGGCTGTGGTCAATATCGATATGTGGGTGATGAAATATGATTGAAGAACTGCAAGCAGAAATCGGTCAATGGCGCTCTGACTATATCCATCTTGGCCGAGAGCTCGGAGAAATAATCAACGAGCAACAAGATATTATTATAAAACTACAAAACGAAAACAAACGCTTGAAGCGTGAAAATTGGAACTTGAAGAAAACGAAAGGTAGAAAAAAATGACAAACGAACTAACACAAAAACAAATCACATCAAACGTAGCAACACGAATTGAAGCCATGAAAGGCGAAGGCTTGCTAATCGCACCAAATTATAGCGTAAGTAACGCTCTAAGTTCAGCATACTATGCCCTTAAAAATTCAGCCAGTGGGAACTTGCTAGAAAAATGTACTCCTGAAAGCGTGTATAATGCCTTGCTTGATATGGTCACACAAGGTCTAAGCCCTGCTAAGACACAATGCTACTTCATTCCTTACGGGAATACGGTCAAATTGAAC